GTCTCGTGTTTCGATATTAGGGCGAAATCCAAAAGGTCTCCGTTTATGTAGATAGTATCTACCTTCTCTTTCAATCCGTATTCTAAGGCAGCAAATAAAGCCTTATCATCGTGATATGGAAGGTGAATATCTGATATGATTAATACCTTCTTGCGGTCCTTAGGTAAGTAGTAAGGTTCAGTCTTTTCTGATTCTCCTTTTGGTAGTTCGTTCTTTAACTTTTCTAAAAAATCAATATAAGGTTTTGCAGATTTTTTGTCTTTTATACCTTTGTTCCCTCTGTAATATCTTACCCTGTCACGGACTTGTTCAACATCCTTAAATTTTTCAGGATGTTCTTTGTATATTTTTTTAGCTAAGGTTAGGTTAGCTGTGTTTGGATAGTTTTTTAAGTATTCAAAAATTATAGGGTTTGGTTTCATATATATAGGGTAATAAATAACAAGCTCATAATCGTAGTAACTACTGGAAAAGCTAAGGTCTTAACTAACAAAAATGCGACTATGTTGTATTGAAGAAATTTGCACAAATGCCAAGCATCCCAAAACATTGGAAAGTATTTAAAGAAAATAGGCTTAACCATTTCGGATTGATGCCTTGAAAAGAATTTTCCTAACTTATAGTAGGCATCGTGATGAGCTATTGAATCTCTAATTGCATCTAACCAAACATATAGTAAAAGTAAAATCATTCACTTTTTTTGTTAATCAATTTTCTCAAAGCTCCTTTGAAATCGTCAGGAATAATAAGTAAGCACAAACCAATGATTCCAAGACCAGCAGAATAGTAAATATCAATCTCGGCAAAGGTCTCATACACCAAAGGTAAACCAATTAAAACAAGCGAATAAAAAAAGCAAATCAATCCGCATATCGTTGTAACTGGGTTATCTAATAAGTTTATATTTTGCTTTATTTTTTTAACCATTTCTTGAGCATTTGGGTTAACTGCCAAAGTGAAATGATTACGGATAAAGTAAACGATAAAAACTGCACTACTGGTAGCCAATGTGCAAGTGTTCCTACTATTGCGAAAGTCCAGCTAACTATATTAAGTTCTATTATTTTTGTGTTCATCAAATGGTAGACATATAAGTGTTTAAGGCATTATATAAAGATGAGTTATTTACTTCAGTTGCGAAATTTGCTCCAATCCACCAAGCAGAAATTTGACCTAAATAAGTTGCACTTGTCAAACCAGCATAAGTAAAAACTGAATAATTAGCATTGTCAGGAGCAGCGGTAGTTCCTGATAATTGATTAGTAGTTGTTATTGTAGTATTAACAGCTAAAGTAATACAGCCAGTACCACTTGCAGCGGTTCTATTCATTACCAACATTCCAGTATTAGTAGTGTTAAATTGAGTTGCTAACCCAGTTGTTGTGTGCAGTCTTGCGTTTGCTTCATTATATCCTAACACATAACTTCTCGCTCCTGAATTCCCCCATAAATATTTATTTAATGTTGCATCGTGAGTTCTTTTCCAAACACCAATACCAGCATTATTTTGAGAAAAATTTACTGCTTGAGTTGTTGGATTATAATTAGTATTAATAAATGCTGAAGCAGCTCCTTGAAAAGCTGAACCATTAAAAGTTAAACTACCTACTGCACTTGCATTAGTTGTGCCATTTGGATTTTTCCAATTAATTAAAGCGAACCCACTTGAGCCAGTATTCGCAAACATATAGAATACATCTAATTTGTCCCAAACTCCAGCAGTTTTCAAGTCTTCAATTAACTTATTTTGATTAACTTGGTTTGCTAAACTTGGCAAGGTAATTCCTGAACTTGTAGCTCGTGATAAAATAGCTTGATACTCGGCAGAAAAACCGCCAAAGCTACTTCCATTACCTCCGACAACAGTCCCTAAACCTAAGCTAATCATTAACCAATAATGTTAAATCCGTAACCAATAACAGAACCTGAACTTGGAGTTATGTTTGCGATTGGATCTCCGTTAAAAGCAGGAATAAGCATACCTTGTTTTAAGGTTTTACCGCTCAATCCGTATTGAGTTAAAAGGTTTTGCCCGTTCACAGTTGACAAAGTTGTCAAAACGCAATCAGCATTCACAACTATAACATAAAAAGTATTCCCAGTTGAGGCCGCATCGATGAATTTACACCCATTACCGCCTAACATTCTTTGTTCTAATATCATAATATTATATATTTTTTTCTTTTAAAATTTTAATTTGTTGGGATAACACAACTATCGTAAGGGTTTGCTATGTTTAAAGTGAAATTACAAACCCATCCAGCGACTTCATCTCCGTAAGAATCTTTAATCGGAGTACAAGTAATATTTTCTTGCATCTCAAAGTACGAACCATAGTAAGTAGACTGCTTTATTTTGGCTATCACATCTGAAATAATTTGTAGTGTATCACTCAACACATCTCTTTCGTTGCTCAAGTCCTTTAAAACGATGTCTATTGCAGTCAATTGTAAGTTAAGACTAAATACCTTAGTACTGAAATTTGAAGGTCTTACATCGCCCCAAAGCAAAGGGTAAGACAAAGGCGCACTCGCACCCAAATCTGCGACATCGCAAAAAGTAAAGTTCCCATTTAAGAATTGATTACTTGTTGCTATTTCCTGTAATAGGTTTACTACTTTGTTGAGGCTGGTTTGCATTTAAATAGATTCTTAGTTTTTCTAAATTTGATTTGTTTTTGCTTCCTTTTTTTCTCATAGTTATGTTCTTCTTCTAAAGTTTCCTTGATATTTAATACTCGGAGGAACTAAATCCCAGTCAATGTCAGGTCCAAGATACATTCCATTTTGGTAGTTATTATCGTTCGGATAAATAGTATCTATATTAGCATTTGGTTGTGTCAAATATAACGGATAAGTACTCGTATTTGCGAGTAAAAAGTTAGTCAATCGTTCAGCATACCACTCAGCCCTATTTTTTGTGTAGTCAAGTAAGTATCTTAAATCGTCTAAACTTGCTTGGTTAGAAAACTCTGAGTTCTTTGTAGCTATGTTCTTATTCTGAAACTTAAAACTCAAAGGCAAAATAGACTCATACACGCAATATTTAACGAGAGTAGGTGTAATGTAAGTATCTAACAAAGTTACATTCGCTGCGCTTACTGTATTGCTTGATACTTGTGTTACTAATTGATTGTATAAAGAGGTACCAAGTATGGGAAGTAAGTAAACATTTTGCGCCTCTTTAATCGTAGGCACTAATAATTTAGGGTCTACATTCTCGCTTATAATAGACTCTTGTTTAAGGGTCTCTTCTGATATAAATAATACTGTTGCCATTATTTCTTTTTAACTAAAATTGATGCCCATTGATGTCTGCAATAAGGTAAGTGAATATCGGTACCTGGCTTTGTGTACCAGCCTCCTCTTTTGGTCCAAACATTTCTACCTACTCGCTGTGAAATCTTACTGATTTCGTCTCGTGTGTAGAGTTTATTCAAGTTTAATAAAGCCTTGCAGAAAGCTCTGTTCTTACTATCTTTTGGTCCTTGATATTTGTAGCGAACTTCGTACTTTCTAAGTTCGTCTGCTATCTTTCCGATTGCTGATTGAGTAGGCAGGATATTAATAACGTTCCAAGCTCCCTCTGTTAAGGTTAAAACTTTCTTATCTTTCAAAGACTTAATTAACTCGTCTAACTTACCCTCACTTACTTCTAAGTTAACAGCTAAATCCTTCTTGCTTATTAATGGGTCTCTTTTTACTTGGCTTATTAACCTTCTCTCCTCTTCAGTTAGTGACTCAATAGCAAAAGCCATCTCTGTTAAGTCCTGCTCAGAAAACTCTAAGTGTGACTCAAAAGAGTAGTGGTCTTCAAAAATCTCTAATTTTCTGCTTTCTATTTCAAAATATTCGTCTGCGTCTACTCCATACTCTGCGAAAACTTCAATTTCGCTATCTTCTGAAAACGACTGCGGAGTTATTGGCGTTGGTTGTTCTAATTTAGGCAAACCAGCCATCTCTCTCAACTCGTCTTTTGTCGCAATTTGAATCAATGTCTGTTCGGTAAACTCAGGTGAGAATGGTTCTAAAGGCTGAACTTCATATGGTTGATTTATACCATTCAAACCGATTATATAGTTAAATAATTCTTCAAAATGGTTCTGGTCGGGCTTGATTTCGTTTTGTTCAAACAATTTAAACGCATCTACCATCTCATTTCTTCCACCGAGTTGTCCTTCTACTCTGATGCCCATAAAAATAGGAGAAGTAACACGATGAGCTACGAATATTTCTTGCTGTATAGTATCGTTTAAGATGTCAAATTGTTTGTCTAATTCCGATGGTTGAAGACTAATTACATTTGGAGCTTTATCACTACCATCTGAGAAATTAATTATCCATCTACCAGCATTATCTGTGCTGCCGTGTTTGTTATTAATCCTTCTAACTAAAGCTCTTTGCTCTTCGTCTGTTGGAATTCCATTATTAAAATTCAAAATACCACCAAAGAAGAAATTATTTTGCAGGTTAGCCCTATGAAAATTTGCTACCTCAACATCGCTTTCAATATAAGGAATCGCACCTATGTAATCAGGCAAAGGATAAGTAGAAAGATTAGGTCTATACTCTCTATAGTAAAGGATTTGTACTCCTTCTCTTTTTTCGGTATTGAAAGCATCGTACTCAGTAACTTTAGGTCTATAATCTTCCCAATTATCCGAATAGTAAAAAGAAGTGTTATCTACATTTGAACGGATTTTTGCGAAGTCCATATGATAGACTTGAGCTACTTTACCAGTAAGTTTACTCCAAACTATTTGTAGTGCATAGCCTCCGTATATTCGCTTATCTAAAACAGCTTTATTGAAGATGTCACTTAGTGTTTCAAAATTGTTAGGACGAACTAAAAATTGTTGAGCTTTTACTGCTTGTTCAGTTACTAATCCTTCCTTTATTTTTAATCCTCTTCCGTAAGTGTATTTCTGTTTGGCTGTTAAAATTGCATTGTGTTTAGCTGACCTATTAAATAAGTCTACAAGGTATTGAGGATAGCAATTATTTTCGCCATAATTTACCCAGTTTTTATTCTTGTCCTTTTCAAAAACTGGTATCGTATAAGTACTAACTGGCTCGTTATAAAAAACGAATTTACTTTTATTGTCTGTCATAAACTATTACTTCTATATTAGGGTCATAACTGGTAACTGTTGCATCGCTAAATTCTAAAAGGCACTTGCCTCGTTCAAGTAAAGTATCGTTTTCGCTTGGACTTTCTCCACCAGTATTTGTGTATAGAGAATACTCGTAAAATCCTTTTTCTTTTAAATAAACAATTCCTTCTAACAAGTCTTCTGCTGCTTGGCTGTTAACAATTGTCATTTCAAAATTATCGCATCTCGGCAAATATAATGATTGATTAACTACCTTAACCCATTTAGTTACCTTAGTAACTTGCGAATAAATACCAAACCAAGCCTGATTTAATGTAGTTATGTTTGGGTCAGTTATGTTTTCTGTCCCAGTTAGTAGTAATTCGTTCTCGCCATAGGTTAAATTGACCATATATGTATATAGAAAAAATACAAAAAGTTATAAAATAGAAAAGGCAGCCATCTCTGACTGCCTAATCTAACTATGAAACAACCCTATCTTGAAGCCTAAATTTTACTAAACGCAGATGCGCTCGTCAAGACTTGAGCTGGAGCAGCCTCCATACCAGTCAAAGTTAATTGAACTCCGTTGAAGTCACCCATTGCAGCTCCACTTGTATGTGAACCAGCACTTACTTCTAATCCATTCACTTCACCTAACAACCAAAAAGTACCATCCTTTTTCTCAATAATAGTCAACAATCTTGCCTGAGCTAAAGTCAACCACTTGTTGCGTGAAGTTTGACTCATCTTAGCAAAGTTTGCCACTACTGTTTGAGTGTAGAATACTGTTCCATTCGCTGGAGCTGAAGTAATCTCCTCAGTAAAAGAGTCTGCTGCTTGTGGCATTAACTCATACTTGTAAAAACTAACTCCACTCACGTTAGAAACACCTGAAGCAGTTGTACTTGTTATAGTAGCTGCTGAAGGTAAACCATTAGCAAAATAGATATTCTTTAAACCTCCTACTGCATCCTTGCAATCAAGAGTATAACCTGATGTTACTGCACAC